CCTCTTCCCTTATCCATCCCTCTCCCACCCATTCCTCCCCCCATTCCTCCACCCATTCCTCCACCCATTCCTCCACCCATTCCTCCACCCATTCCTCCACCCATTCCTCCACCCATTCCTCCACCCATTCCTCCACCCATCCCACCTCCTCTTCCAATATTCATCCCACCCATTTGACCATTCTGACCCATATTCCCCATCTGGTCATTTTGTTCCATATTATCTCCATCATAATCCATTCTTCTCATTAACATTTTCTGTTCTATATCGGGGGCTGCAGATTTTTTATCACTAAAATTCGCAGCTTCATTTAAATTAACTCCAATCAAAAAATTATCACCTACACTTCCATCAGCTCTAATAAACCCACCACTTTCGGAACTATTAAAAGATGAAAAATTTGCAAATCCACCAGCATCACCAAGTGTACCAAGATTATCTGGATTTGTTAAACTAGTAGAAGTTTTATTCTTAAGAGTAGAAGTAGAAGTAGGATTAGAATTAGAAGCTATTTTACTTTTATTTAAAGTTTCGCTAAAATTTGGTCTATCTCCTATTCTATTTGTTCTATCCCCGTATATTTGTTTTTCTCTATCTATTTTATATCTTGCAACATCTTTGGGATTTTTTGGAGTTTTATTTGTATTTGCAGAACGTCGTTTATATTCATCTAAGGCTGATTTTAAACATGTTGTATTTAATTTTTTAATAATTTCTTTCTTATCACCTTTAATATTATTACGATTCGCATCGAGTGTTGTTTGCATTTTTTTTTTCAACCATAATTTACAAGCATTAAGAGCCTCGTCCGTATTACCAAAATCATCTACCATTGATGCAAGTTTTTCAGTTAATTTTGCTAAATTGCGATCTGAATATAAATGGGATATAATTTCATTCATCTTTATAAAATACTTAATATTATTTATATATTTTATTTTCGCATTATTATGATATAAAAAATAATATATATTATATTATATTACAAATGAGTCATAAAGGATATTCCCAAAATCAACAACATTCGAATTCTAATCCTAATTTTAATCCCAAACCTAATCCTACATTAGGCTCAACAGAAAATGTTATGGATTATAGAGGATATTCTCAAAATCAACAACGCCAAAGTATGAATAATCAATTTAATTATAATAATAGTTTTGCTGAAAATTCTACATTAATACCCCTAGAAAATTTCTCAAATCCAAATAATACCATACATAATAATCTTAATCAAAATGTATTTAATGAAAATATCATGGATTATTCCCTACATATTGATAGTGGTGATAGAAATACTACTGTTTTTCCAAATCCATTTAAATTTGTTGTTTCTTTAGGTGGAGCAGGAACATCTACAAGTTCAACATTTAATCCCCAAACACAAACATTTGTTACAAATACATTTACCGGAGTCCCTTCACCAAGAATAGAAAAAAATTTTAAAAATATTAAATATGTGTGTATTGATAAATTTTTTTTTCCAAAAAACATTGTATATGACGTATCAAATAATGTTTATACAGGTATATCAGCTTTATCGCATAAATATAGATATTTAATTGTTAGAATAAAAGAATTAGAGAATAATAAATTATTATCAACTAATATAAATGTTAGAGATGATTCATTTATTATTTATAGAGATAAAGATTTGGGTGGATGTAATGCAGAAATATGGATTGCAGCCCAACCAAAGAGAACATATTTAAAATCAGCATTAAAAAATTTAGATAAATTATCTATAGAAATTATTGATAATAATGGCAACCAAATACAATACACGTACATGCATAATGGAACTGAAATACCTATACCCTTATCAGAGTTAACAAATCCTGCAACAACAAATAATTATCAGATATCAATGCAAGTTACACTAGGTATATTTGAGAATGATTTAAATACGAATGTTAATTATACATAGAAGACACACGTAGTGTGTTTTCTATATATAATTAATCTTCATTTTAATTTTTTATTTCATAAAAAATTAAAACGAATGTTAATTTATCCATAATAGCACAGATTTAAAATATATATTATTAAATATAATTAATCTTCATTTTATTTTTTATAAAAAAATAAAACGAATGTTAATTATACATACGAGACACACGTAGTGTGTCCTATTTTATAGTTCAGCTTATTTCTAAAATATATATTTTTAGAAATAATGTTAATTTATCCATAATAGCACAGATTTAAAATATATGTTAATTTATCCATAATTAATCTTCATTTTATTTTTTTCATAAAAAATTAAAACGAATGTTAATTATACATACGATACACACATAGTGTGTCCTATTTTATAGTTCAGCTTATTTCTAAAATATATATTTTTAGAAATAATGTTAATTTATCCATATGATACACATGTAGTATATCTCATATACTCTAGCTTATTTCTAAAAAAATTACGTAGTCAATCTATTTATATATGCAATATATATAGGATCAGCATACATCATTTCAACTGTTTGAAGTGTGTCGTTGAAATAATAATAGAGTATAATATCTTTTCCAGTTTCATGATTTTTATTTATAATCTTCTCATACTCTGCGATAAATTGTCCTCCATCCAAATGTGGAATAGAAACATGTAAACTGTCTTGTCCAGATTCAATCAACATTTCCAATCCTTTCTTTTGATGATATGTAGAAGCATTTGCATCGTCAAATAACGTCCAAGGATTATTTGGATAGCGAATATACAGTTGTTCTAATGACATTATTTATTATAGTATTATAGTATAATAACCTTTATATAAATAAAAAAATATAAATATTTCATACATATGTTGACTCTGTATTGTTAATCATATTTTCAATCTCATATGAATAAACCTTAAAAAATATACATTTAGATTGTTCGCCAAATGATGTATCATCTAATAACATATAAATAATACTTATAGTATCATTTATATTGAAATTTTTTATTAAATTATTAATCATCTCAACATAATCAATATGTGTAGATATTTTATCATTTATTAAACTTTTCTTAATCGAATCTAATCGATCTATAATCTCAATCCGCAATAGGGTATCTTTAATCTCATTAAGATCATTAATCTCATTAATCTCATTAATCTCATTAATCTCATTAATCTCATTAATCTTATTAAGATCATTCGTTACAGAATCTAGATTATTTGCGTAATGTGTTTCAAGTTCCATTCTTAATCACATATATACGATATAAGATATAAGATATAAGATATACGATATAAGATTCTGATAAGATAATAATATTTTTATCATATATAGTGTATCAAAATATATATTTTTCAATTTTTATCTTAATCTTATCTTAATCTTATCTTAATTTTATCTTAATCTTATCTTAATCTTATCTTAATCTTATCTTAATCTAAATTTTAGTTTGTTATCATTGGGATTGGTATAACTCTATCAATAATATACACATTTGAATCTGCTAATTTCATAGGGGTATTATCAGTAGATAGACCGACTTTACCTATTGCATAATGCATAACAAAATCGTACACAACATAAGAATCTGGATTATACCAATAATTTTCAGGTTTAGAATATGTTTCAACATCACCTATTTTTGTTTTGATTTTTACTGCTGATATTTTAATTACTTTTATTCTAACAACTTCCGAAGAAACACTATTTAATCCATTATCCATATTCTGATCATCCATTAAATTATCTTTATAAGCGGGACCAATCTGTGTGTCAAATAATGAGGGTTCATCAAATTTAAAACATTTATAATCATTCTGTAATAAATTATGTGCCGAATATAGTTCGCAATCAATCGCAGCCTCCTTAATCGCATCCTCAAATGATGATATCACCCCTTGTTTTGACCTTGCAAGATTCTCTATGATTTGGTCTGCTGTATCCTTTGCACCTTCTTTACGTCTAAGAGATTTATATCTGAATACATCAACATGTCTTTCTTTAAGAGGGAGATTACGATGAGAACATAATCTAACAGCTCTACCTATCATTTGTTCAATTCTAACCTCGTTCCAATATGGTTCGATGATATGAACTTGTCTAGTATTAAATAGAGACAACCCTTCTGCACCTGCTGGACTAATCATAATAATTTTTATAATCGAACCATATGTATTATCTTTTTGATTATATGCTGCAACATTTTTTTTACGTTGTTCCATATCAATCCTACCATGATATTCTACATATCTGAAATCATTCGTCCCACTATTCTCGTCTTTAAATTCAGAGAAGCCAAAATATTTTAAAAATAATTTAAAAATCTGTAATCCCTCCATAAGAACATAATTAGAGTACACGAGAACTGGTCCAGGTGATCTAAAAATATTTATAATTACCATAAGAAATTTTGCAGAAGACATAAATAAAGCTTCAAATACTTTCGATTTGACCGGTTCTGTTTGAAAGAATTTTTCCAAATCATATTCATACGTTTCTCTTAACTTTTTAAGATCATCTGATATAGTATATGAATTTGTCTTATCCTTCTGATAAGATGCATTAAGATATGCATCATACGCATTATAATATTTGTCAACGGAATCTAAATATGATTGAACATTATAATATGATGGATCTTCTTTTGGCATGATATTAGGGTTTAATTCTTTCCCCCTATCTATAATATCACTAAGTTTAAAATTACGTGGTCGAGGTCTCGTTTCTCCGGTCATACCTTGAGCAATTGGAGGGAATACAAAATTTGCTGCCTGACGTGTATATGACATATATGTTTGAGATTTACCTTTAGATTTTCTGGTGATAGCATCTTCTAGGTCTGCATAAAATTTATAAATATCATCTTGATAAGGACTCATTATAACATCAACATAATCTATTTTTTTAGTTGCAAAAAAATCAGGAGTTGCTCCTACATAATATGATACCAAACCTAAGATTCTTCTTTGGAAGAGATTTTTTTTCAAGGGATTTAATCGCTCAAAACCCTCAACTCCTGAGATAAATATTTGATTAAATTGAGCTTCACTTTTTGGAAAGATATTGGGTCTTAATAAATTAAATACTAAAGCCAATTCATAAGGTTTGTTAATAGTTGGGGTAGCTGTTAATAATACTACTCTAACACTATCATTATCTTTTTTATCTTGCAATATATAATCATAAATAGATTGAGCACGTTTACCCTTTTTACTAGTAATATTAGAATATACGTTTCGGATGAAATTATGAGCTTCTTCTATTATATAAAGATTTTTTTTAGAAGAATCTGAAATTTTTACCGCATCCATAAATGCCTTATCTGCATTAGGAGCATCATATGATATAAATTTTATATTTTCCATACGAAATTTTTTATCATCAGTTTGAAGCCATTTTTCTAATTCACCTATCCAGTTATTTCGGAGGGTTGCTTTTAATAGGATAAATACATTCCATCCAGGAGTTGAATTATATAAGACATTATAAAGATTAATAGTTGCGGCAGTTTTACCCGAACCTAATCCGTGATATATTAATAAATCTTTATAGGGGGAATTATAATCTAGGATTTTACTTATGAAGATTTGATAAGATTTAAGTCTATCTTTTTCCTGAATTGCACATGCATCATAACTTTCACTGCGAATAATTTCAGGTAATTTATATTGGGGAAAGTTTGCAACAATCCATGATGGAAATAAACGACCCTGGACTTTTAGATCGATATATTTTTTAGATTTTGCAATATTCATTATGATAATTATATATTATTTAATAAGAATATTTTATCTTAATAAATAAATAAAATCTTAAATTTTAAATCTTAAATTTTAAATTTTAAATCTTAAATCTTAAATCTTAAATCTTAATAAAATATACTATCTTATACAAAATATTTTTATCTTAATCCGATTTAATCCGACTCAATCACATTCATATACTTCGTCATCTGAATCAACATTAGATGTATTTTTATATACACCTAATTTAATTAATGCTTCTTTTGCTGCGATTTGTGCGGCTGCTGGTTTAGATGTTGCTGTGCCTTTTCCCATTAATTTATTAGAAGGATCAAATGCCCCCATGACAAATCGTTTCTTTTTTTCGTCAATCAATTCTAATAATTTATAAGTGGGAGTTGTCTTAAATCCATTTCGATGATAATGTTGCATTAACATTTCTTTATAATTATCTTCTGTCTTAATAAGATCTGCAAAATCAATATGTGAATCAATAAGATTAACCATAAATGTCTTACATGTTTCAAAATCAACCTCTAAACTTAATGCCCCCATAAATGCTTCAAATACATCCTCCATAATATTAATATTATTCTGACGACCCCCTGATAATTCTATATTACGAGCAAATATAGCATACACATCAAACCCTATGATTCTAGATAATTTAGCTAATGTTTCTCCTTTTTCAATCTTTGTCCGAAGCACCGTAAGAAAACCAGGATCCTTGTCTGTATATCGCATATAGAGATATTGTGCTAAAATTAAATGTATCACAGCATCCCCCAGATATTCTAATGATTCATATGATTCTGATTGTAATGGAAGACACTTTAATGAATGATGATTCGAGATTGGTGGGATTTCTTTTAGCAGTTTAATAAATTTATCATTTAAAGGGATCCCTTCTAGATATGATTTATGTATCATTGCTTTTTGAAAATTATTTAAATTAACAACCTTATGAACTACACCAAATAATTTTAATGTTGTCTCAATAAATTTTTTATTTATTAAAACATTCTTATCATTTAGAACATATATTTCATAAAGACTATTTTTTAATATTTCAGTCATTTTATAGATTAATATATGATTATAATAAGGTACTTTTATATAAGTTTATTACTATAAGATAAATAAATCAAATTTTTTGATTAAAAATAAATTAAATTTTTTACAACGACAATATAAGATTCTTAGGATTGGTAATAGGATTACCTGAATAATTACCAAATGTCCAAGTTGTCTCTGGTGTTTTTACCTGAGAAGATGGATCATATTGAAAATATGCTTTTTTATTTTTCTCTCGGTGTTCTTCATATCGCAATAACATTTCTCGTTCAGGTTGTACTGTAAGCCCAACACATTCCGTAACAAATTCCCTAAACAAAGTATTATCAAATATATTTGTTCGATTTGTGGTGAGATATTTTGCTTTAACATCGATTAAAGAAGATACCATCTTTTGATAAAGTATTATTTTATTACGTTCATTTTGCACCGAATATTTAAATGTCATAATTTGAGCATATAATAATGTTAAACTAAATGTTCCAATCCGTATATTATCGACATTTTGATAGGGGATAGCTTTTGAATTATTTGAATATATATAAGCGATAGGTTCGTCGTTTAAGAATATCGTGCATTGATTTCCTAAAAATTGGAAGAATTGGCAATATTCTTGATGAGAAAAATTACTTAATGGGAACTCTCTTCGTAAAGATTTAATTAATTCTTCGCAATCTGATTTAAATGATGTTGAAATAAATTCATGATAGGGTATATTAATTATTTTCTCCCCTGGAATACTATTCATAAAATATTTTATTGCGGTAAATCCAAGACCAATGCATGACGATTTACCGGTTAAAAATGTTTGTACAAAATTAATAGCTAATTGTACTTCTGGAGTTATTTGGACTTCTTCTATAGGTTTATATAGTTTTAATAGGGGGTAATATTTGTGCATTAAAACTAATCTTTTGAAGGATTTTTCCAATCGCCAATAACTGGTAAGGGGGTCTGATAGAATTCGTAGGTAATCAATTGTCATAAAGAATGGTTGAACATATAATATCGTATCAATTTCTTTGATAGGGATTTTATTATAGATATGTTTAGGCACGTATGTTAGATTACAATATAATTGGAAATTAACATAAATATTATACGTATCTTTGTGTTTCCCCTCCCTCCCATGAATTCGTTTGAATCCAGCTTCATTTATTAAATTACATATCGCAATAAGATCTTCAATTGGAGTTGGTGAATATATATCAATGTCAGGGATTTGATATCGCTTATATATATGTTCACACTCATCTGGATTTTTTACAGAAATAAATTTATTAAGAGCATAACCACCATATACTTTTAATTGTTGTTTCCGAATATGAGCCAATATCAGAGAAAATATTTTTTCACGTTCAGAAATAGTTGGTTCAAATTGGGATAACTGTGCGAGTTCCACCTGATCATTAATTTTATCGATATTTTGTTTAAGCAAAGTAATATCTGAGTTTGAATATAAAGCCATTTTATATAATATTTTATGCTATGATATCTTTAATTATGATAATAAATTATGATAATATTAAGTAATTATGATAATCTTAAGTAATTATTATAATAATAAGCTATATTTTATAAAATCAATTTTTAATTTTATTTTACAATCTTACTATAAAGTATAATTTTATGTATACATATTTATTGTGTGATCTTTGTAAGGATTGTAAATCAAAACGTGTCCTATATAATAATGAACATTACAATCGACATATGTTTGATCTTTATTCTATATCGCATATAAGTGCAGGAATAATATATTCTTTAATATTTAAGAAACCTGAATATGTATTTGCTATAAGTATTATATTTGAGCTTATAGAAAATTCAAACTATGTTCGAAATTTATTTAAAAATTTAGGTTTCAAATCAATTGACGATACTCTAATAAATTCAATAGGTGATACTTTCGCAGTAATGGTAGGATATTTTATATATTCACGAGTTGATAATAAATTTAGTTTAATTATTTTACTTATCATAATTGAAATCTTATTGAATATTTATCTTAAAGATTATTCTATGACATATTTATTAACTATAAGTTTGAATCAAATGTATAAGGATAAATTTAAGAAAGATATAATTAAATGCAAATCTAAGATACGCATATAATAAAATTATATCTTTATAAAAATTGATAAAAAATCTTAATTAAAGATAATAATACATTATATTCATTAATAAAATATACAAAATGAGTAAAAATAAAACTACTACATCAACATCTATTGTCTCTGATATCTCTGATATCTCTGCAAAATCTAAACCTACATCTAAACCTACATCTAAACCTACATCTAAACCTACATCTAAACCTACATCTAAACCTACATCTAAACCTAAACCTAAATCTAAACCTAAACCTAAATCATCTAAACCAATTGTATTAGATACGGCATCATCCGAATCTGTATCAGTTTCAGTTTCAGTTTCTGAACAAAATTTTATTATGGGGAATACAAAATATTTACCTGAACAATATATAATTTCGTGTGAAAAATCAATTGACAGAGTAAGCTTTACAAATCGATTTAATCATATTGTAAAATCATTAAATTTAGCAAAAGATATAGAAAATGGAATATTTGAATTCGCATTAAATTATGTTAAAACTCAAGATTTATCAGATGAAGATTTTGCATCGATTTATACAGATAAGTTTAATGAGTTATATGATAACCTAGACCAAAATAATACACATATAAATAATCAGACTTTGTTACCTTCTTTAAATAATGGAGTATTATCCGGACAGATTATTGCATTTTTAAAAATGTATCAATTACATCCGGCTAAATGGAAACATATTATTGATAAAAATAATCTTCGTGATCATACTTTATATACGGTTAATACAACCGATGAATATAGATGCGGAAGATGCGGAGAAAGAAAACATACATATTATATCACTCAGACACGATGCGCAGATGAACCGGCAACAGTATTTTATACATGCATTGTTTGTAAGAAAACGTTTACAAAGAGCATTTAACAATATAATATTTAATATAATTAAATATTATATTGTTAAATGCTATTGATAAAATTAGTTTTAAGTTATTTTACAAAGAGCATATAACAAAATTAAATTATCTGCGATTGATAAAATTAGTTTTAACTTATTTTACAAAGAGTATATAATTTAACTAAATTATCTGCGATTGATAAAATTAGTTTTAAGTTATTTTACAAAGAGCATATAACAAAATTAAATTATCTGCGATTGATAAAATTAGTTTTAAGTTATTTTACAAAGAGCATATAACAAAATTAAATTA